TTGCGATGTAGTGGTCCTCGGCGTAACGGCAGACGCTGTTTAGGCAGGCCCGGTAGTACAGTTCGCCGCGTTCGTTTTCCAGCTGATCCAGGCTGTAGCCGTTGCCGAAGTCAGTGGTGTTGACGACGCTCATTTGTTGTGGCGGCCGACGGTCATTTCAATCTGGCGCACTCTGTTTTCGAGATCACTAAGCCTTTCTTTAGAGTCGTTTTTCAGTTCTTGAATATCGGATGCAACCGTGTTTACGGATTGATCCAGCTTGGCTACCTGAATAAAAAGACCGCCCAGCCCCACCACTGCGGTGGCGAGTAAAGCAGGGACAGCCTGGTTAAAAGGGTTAGGTGGTTCGGGCGCGGCGGCCTGTATTTCCTCGTGTCTTTCCATTGCGAGGCATACTGCCGACCTTTTTTATAGGTTAGCGGCCTTGACCGCGAAGAGGTTTCTTACCTTTACGGCGAGGGCGTGAGTGTTGTCCCATGCCCTGGGACGTTGTTTTGGGGCGGCCGGTTTTGTGCTCAACACGCCCCAGTGCCGTTTTGCTTTTTACTGCCATCAGTCTTCGCGAGGATTGATTGCTAACAAGCTATAGCCTATAAGCAACAACAAACAAAGGCTTAGGAAAGCAACAGAAAAGATCATGCTTCCGGGTTTGAGTTGAGGTACTGGTCTAGTGCATCTAGGTATGGTTGCAAGATTGCTGGATCTGTAAATAGTTGGTTTTGCGGCTTTGGATCGCCGTTGTATTCAATTTCGCCCTCAATGTCATACCATTGAATCGCGTGGGTATCGGAATCATCGAAGGGCCAATCTGGCAGGCGTGCGGATACTTGATCGCGACGCACCCAGTGATCGACAGGGATTACCGTAACTCTCATGATGCGTTAGCCTCTAACAAGGGTGAGTTTAGCTGCGTAGCGGCCAACAAGACTTGCTGGCTGATTTGCTGGGCTTTTACCATCTCATTGCGAAATGACTCAATAGCAGCACCAGATTGCCGGGACTGTTGCGCGTTTTCAATAAGCAGTACGGGCAGCCAAGTGACAGCGCAGCCCCATTCATCAACGTCTTTCCCCGTATTCGGATTTGTACCGCGCACTTGCGTGAACCAGCTGCATTGGATACCTTTGCAGTCGGCTTGGATAAGCGGGCAGAAGTTGCCGGGTTCTAACTTCATTCCTTAATCTTTTGTGGCAATAATAACGTCGACATACTGTACGGCAAAATCCAAAGCGGTGCCTGTGAAGCTGTGGTTGTGCGCCGTACCACCACCTGTATCGCTGGTCAAACCCACTGAAGCAACACCAACGCCGCCTCTTAAATCATAAGCCTCAGCTGTGGCGTTGTTTCTATTGAGATAAGTAGTTGTAGAAATAAGTGAGGAGCCGCTACTGCTGGTATTAGCGATGAAGTGGTTGTGAGCTGGTATTTGTGAAACAGTAAGCGTTGTGTTACCTACAGTACCCGCTGGCGTTCTACTTGTGAAAACAGTTGAAAACGCGGTTGTACCGCCAGTACTAGCACTTCCGCTGACAACACGCAGTGCTTTATCGTTCTGAGTGGTGTCCTTAGTCCATCCGGTAGGCGCATTGGTTTGAACGAATAACAAACGCGTGCCTGAAGGAAGAATTGAAGCTGCAGATGTTTGCCAGCTAAGTGTTCCTGTGCCATTTGTCGAAAGGACTTGGCCGACGGTTCCATCTGCTGCTGGCAGCGTCCAAGTTACATTGCTAGTTACAGTCGTTGGTGCTTGTAAAGCAAGCCAGTTGCTGCTATCAGCATCGGCAAAACGCAGGTCTGCTTGTGCATTAAGTGTTAGGTCTCCGGTTAAGACGCCACCGGTTTTTGGCAGCGCAGCATTAGCTAGGTCATAAGCTGACTTCACCGAATTTGGCGTGGCAGCTGTCGTCGTGCTAGTACTACTCGTCGAATCGGTAAGTTGGACAACGCCAACCACACTGGTAGTACCAGCAACGATTTTGCTACCGCTAATTGCTGCACTGGCGCTAATATCGGCGTTGACAATGACGCCACTGGAAATTGCTGTTACGCCAGAGCTGCTGATGGTTACATCGCCAGTAACTGCAGTGCTGGTAGCAACATTGCCGGCATTACCAAGAACAATGTTGCCGGCTGTCAGTGTAGCCAGCTTGCTGTAAGCTATTGCAGCACTTGTACTAATATCCGCGTTTACAATTACACCGCTAGCTATTGCAGTTACACCGGTGTTGCTGATAGTAATGTCGCCTGTTACTGCAGTACTAGTAGCGACGTTGGTGGCATCACCAAGCAGGATGTTGCCGCTAGTGAGTGGTGCTAGCTTGCTGTAGTCAATCGCGGCGCTAGCGTTAATTTCTGCATTAACAATAACACCGCTGGATATTGAAGTAACACCTGTATTGCTAATAGTTACATCTCCAGTTACTGCCGTACTTGTGGGGACGTTACTAGCATTACCAATAAGTATGTTTCCGCTAGTTAAAGATGCAAGTTTGCTGTAACTAATTGCTGCAGATGCGTTAATATCGGCGTTTACAATAGCTCCGCTAGCTATTGAGGTAACACCAGTGTTGCTGATAGTTACATCTCCAGTTACTGCGGTACTGGTAGCGACATTAGTTGCATCACCAAGGACAATGTTTCCGCTAGTCAGTGATGCGAGCTTGCTATAAGCAATGGCTGCGCTTGCGTTAATATCGGTATTAGTAATCGTGCCATCAGCAATCATCGTGCTGGTGACTGTTCCAGTGTCTCCGGTTGTGATAACAGTGCCGGAAACGTTTGGCAGATTAATGGTGCGATCTGCCGTGGGATCAACTACGCCAAGTGTCGTCTCAAATGTGTTGTCGGTGGCACCTTCAAAAACGAAAGTACCAGCTGGACCAATCAATAGTTGACCAGTTATAGTTCCGCCCGTTGTCTGTAAGGATTCGGAAGCAACTTCTGCGATTGCAGCCTGAACGTTTGCTGCTGAAATTGTGCCGGTAGGCGTAAAAGCAACGTTTACTGCGCTTTGGCTAGTGAAGGTCTGTGAAACCTCAATAAGGATGTAGGTGCTGCCATTGGACAGCAAAATATCCGGTGGTTCCAGTGTGACAGCGGGTGCCGGTGCTGTGCCAGTGCCAAGCTGACTAACAACCACGTAATAGCGACTGTTGGCAGCTGTAGCAGCTGGAAGTGGATTGCCGTTTACAAAACCTGCAGCAGCACCATCTGAGGTAACTGAGTTCAGAGTGTTTGTATTTGCGTTGTAAGTACCAGCGAAAACAATTTCACCTGCAGTAATACCGACAGGCTGATAAACATTGCCATCCCACAGCGAAAGATCGCGGGTCAGCGGGTTAAAGAAGAACTGGCCGATGTGCTCGGCGGTAGGCAGCACGCTGCCAATTTGAGTAACGGAATAGTTGGCAAGCTTGGAACCGATGATCGTGTTTGTACCGATCCGGCCGTTGTCAAGCGTGCCAGTAGTAATTTTTGATGCAGGCAGACCTGGAATATCGGCTTCGACAAGCGCCTGTGTGCCGGTGACGTGGCCTTCGCTGTCAAAGCTGACCTTTGTTCCAGTGGCAGGTGCAACCACATTGGTGTGATTGACCGTGCCGCCCGCGGTTACGCCGAGGCCAGTACCAGGTTTGACGATGCCATTGGTTGAGGCGGTGGCGACTGGTAGATCACTGGAATCAACGAGGCGGCCGGCGGTTACAAGACCTTTGGCGTTGTATTGAACAACGTGATAATCGGTTGCCTCTGCGGTAACGGTGTTATTGATTGAGATCGTATCGCCAGTCAGAGTTAGGCCGTTGCCATTAACAATGACCGCGCCTTTTGTGGTTGTTGTCGCTGTTGGTAGGTCGGCGCCAGCAATCGTGCGGTAACCGACTGCTCCAGCTGCTGCAGTTGGACCAGCTAAAAATTGAGCGGCCGCACTGGTGTTGTCGAGCGTTGCGCTGATTGTTACTTGGTCGCCGACTGTGGTGGCAACAATGTTGATGACGCCAGCAGTGCTGCCGAGGACAGCATTAACGCTGCCTGCACCTTTGACGCTGATCCAAGTGCTGCCGTTCCAGCAGTAAATCTTGCTGTCATCGGTATCGAGCGCCAGTTGACCGACAAAAGCGCCGCTAGCCGGAAGCGTAGTGACTAGATCAACGCTGGATTCGTCTGCAAGTTTGGCAGCAGTGACTGCATCGTTCGCTATTTGGGTTGCGGTAACACTTGTGTTAGTTAGCGAGCTGCCTGGGATCGTATTGGCGCCAAAAAGAATTTTCCCGCTTGGGATTGTGGCGTCTGCAATCAGCGTGGTAGCCCTTCCTACCAGGTCGGTGACCGTAATTTTTTTGGTCTCGCTGGCGCTTACATCGGCGATGGGCAGAAAATCGCCGGCCGACAAGTTGGCACCAGCAAGGGCGGCTAGTTCGCTGATCCTCAGGTCGGCCATCGCGAAGCTTCCTTTTAGCGCTTACAGTTACAACGAGTCTAAGGCCCCTACTCAGGCTCTTCCAACAGGACAAAGGACGTTCCATCTTGTTCGAGTTTGACCCTGCCAGCGTCCTCCTGCAGCAGACGGTTGAATGGCTGAGTTGAAGTCCGCAAACGAATAGGACCCGTCGAAATAAAGTCAATCACGCTGGTGATGACCTGATCCGGCGCAAAAGTCACCGCCGAGGCCGTAATAATCCCATTTAAATCCCACCACAGCGAGTCATTTAGTTGGTTAGCCGAAAAAGATCCGGCAAACGCAGGCGTATCTGGCGCTTTGATGTAAAACCTGCCGTGGAAAGTGGAGCCAACTTCAGTGCGTAGTACCAGCTGCATTAAGTAGTTGACTGGTTCTTCGTGGCGATTGTTTGTGTAGTCCCAGCGTGCGGTTAGTCGTCCGCTGCCGCTGATCAGGCTGCTGTACTGCTGGCGATACTCATCACTCAGCGTGGTGATGTCGACTGTTTCGCGGTTGGTGTTGAGTTCATACTCAATAACGTCGCCAAGTACTCGGGATTCGCGGTCTCGAACAATGACGTTAATTGGAATGTTGCGGTTAATAGCTACCAACGGCACGCGGCCTGCTGTGCCACCGTCCAAACTCGCGGCAAAACTCGTGTAAAGCTTGATGCCGTCCAACTCGTCGACAAAAATGTACCAAGCGCCGCTTGAGTGGACGGTTCCGTTTGCCCAGCCAGTTGTATCAATAAAATCAAGATTTGTACCGTCAGTAGTTGTAATTTCGATGAAGTCACCGGTTACCAGGTAACCCTCTTCAAAATCAAAGCTAAAACGATCCTGCTGGGGGTTAATATCATCAGGATTTAGGATGCTTTGCTTGGCACCCTCAAGAGCTGTGCGGGTCAGCTCGATATTGCCGATTAACCCTAAATAGATTCCCATTAGATCGTCACCGCATTGAGTGCTCCAGTTGCCTGGAAGCTTATCTGCGCACTGCTGACTTCACCAACATTCGCACCAAAAGAAACGCTCGTAATCCAAGCAGTCAAATCAACGTCGTTAGTGGCGTTACCCTGGACAAAACGCAGACGCAAAGTAACCGTATCCGTATCAGATACGCCGCCTATCTTTAGGATGTTTTTGAGTGCAGTTGCGGCATCGTTGCGGCCCGTTGAATCGCTGTAATACAGAAGGCTGGCGCTGCCACTGAATTCTTGGACGCCTGGCACATAGGTGCGTTGGGAGTCGCCCAGGCTGGTGGTTTCCAGTGCTTCGAGATTGCCGGTCAGGTTCCAGCTGGTGACCTTGATTTGCTCGGAACCGTCGATCAGCAGGCGGCCGTCGCGTCCGGTATATGCTTTCTGCATCAGATTACAGCCACCAAACTTACTGTAACGCTACTGCGACCAGGGCGAACTGCCTGTACCACGGGAGCAGAGTCATAGCGCCAGAGAGCTGAGGGCGGGGCATCAATAGTAGTTGCGGATCCAGTCCACCCAGCTCGCACATCGCTGGGCAACGTAAATGTGCGAAATGTTCCAAGCTGGTCTGCGTAGTCCTCAACAAATAACTGAGCATTGGCATCCGTGATGTTGTCGTAGCTCAGGCTGAGTGTCGCGTTGGTGCGGCGGTTGCCGTACAGGATGCGGATCTCGGCCCCTGACTGAGCGTTATACCGTTTGGTCGGCCAATCGCCAGGATTGAATTCGCGGCCGGTTGGTTTTAAGGTCGGAAACGCCATCACTCGGTGTACGTAAAGTTGCCGGGAGTCAGCACGTCCTTTGCAACAATGCTAGCTCCAGAGGAATCGACGGGTACTTGGATCGCGGATACGTTGATCAGACCGTCTTCATCCAAAGTCAGCTGTTCGACTTGGTAAATGCTGCTGCTGTTTTGCTGGCTCATCAGCGTGAACAGTGTCCCACGCAGGGCAGGATCGCTAACGGTGTTATTTGAAATTGTTAGAGAGCGTTCAAATGTTTCTTGTGTTGTGGGGTTGTAGACCATTGCGTTATACGTGCCATTCGGCAGGGGGTTGATCGTTACCAGGGATCCAGCGTCGGTGATTACGCCGTTTGTGTTGGCGTTGAACGTTGTGGCTGTTGTCATCACACGGATGTATGAGCCGGGTTGGATGCTGAGTGCGTCCGGCACTGTTTTGAAGGTCACGGTTTGAGTGACCCGGCGGCGGATGCTCAACAGGAAGCGGGCAGTCCGCAAAGCCTGTTCGCGGTTGGTACAGAAGTCGGTCAGATCGAAAACCTGCTGAGTTGGCGGGCGGTCGTTGCTGACTACATCGGCCCAGTCGACAATCACCGAAGCTTGGGTGGGTAGATCGTTGTCAACTGTTTGGCGCCAGGTGACTAGAGCGCGGAAGTTTGTCCGCTGGGCGATATCGATGTACTGCAGCTGCAGCGAATCCTCGATGATGTTGCCCGAGGTGAAGATCTGTTCGACTGGAACTGGGCGTGTGCTGATATTGAAATTGCTGTCGTAGGGCAGCGCTGGAATCAGGCCGAAACGACCGTTTTTGATTGTGAAGTTGCAGAGTTGTAGGGGCGCGAGGTTGAAAATGAACGAGCGCAGAGCTTCGCTGTCTTCGATCACGCCGTCGTAGAAGATCTTGTTTGCCCGCAGGAAACGAGCGGTAATCTGCAGCGACTGAGTATCGATCAGTTCTTCTGGAACAATGTTGCCTACACCTTGTGACTGATCCAGCAGCAGGTAGTACAGCAGGTCGGCAAACAGGTTGCTTGGGCCAGTACCGCTATCGATTAGGCGTGGAACATTGATGCCGCTAGGCAGCCAAGCACGGATTTGACCCACGCTGCCGATTTGACCACTGGATTTAACAGCGATGGCCAGTGTAGAAAGATCGGTGTAGTTCGCTGGTGTTTGGTTGGCAATGTATTCATTGATGTAGACGACTTCATGCTCTGGCCCCGACTCGTTGGATTTTGTTAGTTCTTGGTAGAAGCTGACATCAGCTAGTTGGGATTGCTGCTCAAAAATTCGCGCCGCCCGAGATACGCCATCCGGTGATGTAGGCGTATTAGGCGTTGGGCTGCCAGTGCTAGTTGTAGTTGAAACATTAGAGATACTGAATTTAAACGTCACACTTGAAACTGAGCTTGTCCTAAATACGTTTCCAGCGGATAATGTTCTTGTATAGTCAAAGGGGGTATTTAATGGCCAATCACCTGTAAAGGATTGTACCGAATAGGTTATATTTCTCCAGACCCTTGTGGTACCAGTAAGCGTCACATAGTCTTGGCTTAGATTTGCGTTAGTGCCCGTACCAGCAATGCCGTTAACAAGGGTTGCTGCTGCGCGTATGGTGATGGTTCTAGTTGCTTGAGTGACAGTAAATGTTGTAGATTTAACTGTGCCGACTACTGCTGTTCTGGGATCACCAAAAAGCTCAAAATAAACTGCATTATCGGGAAATCTAAATGCAGCTACAGGAGTTGGGCTGCTGCTAAGGAATGTGACGGCTGTAGGGGTATTTGTAGTTGTAGTTGTGCCCGGAGTTGTAGGTGTTCCACCCGTAAAGGCAGTGCTCGCATTGGTGGTTAGTTCTTTATTTTTTGTTAATTCACCGACTGCGATTAACTTGCCTTTGGTGCTAATACGGAATGCGCCATAAGCGGTCGAATAGTCTTGGCCAAAGTTTGTATCGCCGAGGATTCCTTCGGCATCTAACTGCAGAACCAGCTGGCTTTGGACTGCACTCTGGCTGCTGTCGTCGCTGGTAGGTGGATTGACTTGGGCGCCAGGCGACGGAACAATTCGATATTCGTAGTAATCAGTGACACGAGGGCGAATCCGGACCAAGTTAAATTGATCGATTGGAGCGCTTCCGGTAACGCAGAAAAAGATAGGGATTCGTACCCATGCACGTTCTCCTTGCCCAAACTTTTGGACTGGACGTACCAGGATTGAGAAGAACGAACTACGTGCGAAATAGCGATCAAGTCGTGGAGTTGTAATTGCAATGTTCTTTTGATCCAGTCTCAGCAACTTGGCCGGAGTCACAAGAGCGTTGAAATTTGTCAGACCGCTAGCGCGATTCCAAACTTGGCTCTTAATGCCGATTTCGATTACTTCCGTGTCTCTGCGAACAGGTCGAATAGCCGCTTCGCTGTAACGGCATAGGGGATAGAAGCCTGTACCGATATTGGTATTGGGGTCAAAATCGCGGCCGTCGTAACCGGCTAGTGCCTCAGTAATGGCGCGTGTGCCAGCAGCTCCGATCTGGCCTGTGCCGATAACTTCTGTGCAACGAAGGTTTACGTTGACTTGGCTACTGGGAATGCTGCCTGTGCGGCTTTCTACGACCCAAACAGTTCCACCAATAATCCAACGAGATCCAACGGTCAAAATATCGTCTGCTCGTGTGCGCCAAGCATCAGCAGAAGACTCAAGATCTGTGAGATTTACTTCTGTGTCTTTAAAATCAGATGCCGCAAAAGCGTCCCAGTTTTCGGGATTGATTGTAAATACTGCTGTAGCTCCGACGGTTACGTTTACAAACGTGCGAACTGAATACGGCTGTCCATTGATTCTCGTGATGCCCATCCGCTTGGAGTATTGCCGTCCCACGCCGGGCTGGCCTACTGCTGCAATCGACTCGGCAGTCTGATCATCAAAAAGAGTTAGTACATCAGCTTTTGCGCCAGCAATCTTTCTGCGACGCGCTTTAATTTCAGCGCGTTGTTCTTGGTTTTCAGAGCCAAGCGTCGAAGCTTCAGGAGCACTAACAATCTCCCAGTTAAATCGGAATGCCGTACCGTTTTGTATTGGCGAGAAAGTACCGAACTGCGACTGGTTTTGCGGGTTGTAGGCAAAAGAAAACCCGCTGCTGAATTGGCCGTCGGCTGTAGGCGAGGTGAAAACTTGGCGGCCTAGCGTGGCGCTAGATGAGCCAGCAATAATTGCACTCGGCCTGTTGCTTCCTGCTTTGGAAGACCAGTACAAGGCATATTCGTTGTTATTAAGAATTGATAGGGCAGTGGTGCCAACACGAATGCCGCCTAGTTGTGGAGTTGTAAGCCCAAACTGTCCGGCAACATAAATGCCTTCGTAAGACTGAAACGAGCCATTGGCGAATAAGCGGCTCCAGACAAGAGCGGGGGCAATGATGATGCCGCCAGTGCTTAAACTATCCGCGCCTACATCCCGCTTGCCGAAAGGAATGGGAATGGGCTGATTGTATTCAGCGAGGCTGCTTACGTTGTCGAAGCTTGTTGTTTGATTGAAGCGCGTTGGGCCAATCTGATCGGAGAGTTGACGGTTTCGGATCCGCGGCTGATTTTCGAGCGTTGGTACTTTTGGTGCCAGCAAAATGCTGACTGCTGTACTGGCCAAACCAATAACAAGGCTGACGACAGCAATAATTGTTCCGACTTCATTATCAATCTCTGGAATATGTTCGTATTCAGCAGGGCGGACACGAGCCCGTAGCTGAGCGTGGCGTATGAATTTGCGATATTCCTCTTCCGTGCAACCAAGCGTTTCGATTAACGCGATTTCAAACGGTAAGAGCGGCGGATCGAAAGGACGGACGCCGGTTTCCAATCCACGCTTTTGGTCAGGTTGTTGATGTACAGAATTCCCGTCTGCCATGTCACCCCAAAAGCCAGCGGAGCCGCTGTCAAGATTGCAATGTCCCCATCGTAGATGGGCTCGTCAATCACAGTGCAAAACCTTCGCAGGTCTTGAAGCACCTGCCGGGGCGTCATCTCGTACCAGCTGGGATTGAACGGCGGCGGGTTCATGCCCATGTCGTTCAGGGCGTCGATCACGAGCCGGATGCAGTCATTGCCGCCGTATTCGTAGGGCCTGCCGATCAGATGGTCACACACGAATCTGCGCTGTAAATGGAATGTTGCCCACCAAGCTGCGGGATAGACGGCGGGCCGGTACGTTTGCCTGCACTGAATCCAGCACAGAGTTAAGGCTGATCTGCAAGGTCGTTTCGTCCCAGCCACCGCTGGCGCAGCTGCCGAAATACTGGTACAAATTCCGCTGGACAGCGCCGGTGCTGGGCTCCCACAAAATCGTGGTGACCTTGGCGACCCAGAGGTTTTCCAGCGCTTGCGTTGCCCAGGCGCGGGTCATGTCTGTATTAGGCAGCTGCAGCGTCGCGTCTAGGTTGTCGCCCTGCAGCGTTGCGACTGCTCCACCGAAGCCGAAGCCGAGGAACATGTAGCCGCTTACGTTTTGGGCGATGGCGTAGTTCTGGAAGCGGAAGCGGGCGGCCTGCCCGGAAGGGCCAACATCTAATAGGTGGCCGTAGGCAAATTCCATTAGAGACCGATGCGACGGCGATTGGCTGGGCTATTACTAAGCGTACGCAAAGCGCGGCGTTCGCCTTGCACGGCACCTTGCTGCGCCGCTTGCGCCAGTCCACGCTGGAACTGATCGGTGGTCACGTAGTCCACGTTGTTGATGCGCTCCACGCTGTAGCGGACATCGATGGGCTCCATCGGGCCGGCGCTGACTGCAGCGGCCTGGGCAGAACCACCTTCGCCAGCAATAACCGCGTCGCCGCGGACACCTTTTGAATAGCGAGCCATCGCGGCGTTCATCTTGCTGGCGGGAATGACGTATTCCGCTTCGCCGCCTTCGCCGATGATTGCATTGGTGGGGCCAGTGACAAAGCCGCCTTCTGCAAAAGAAGCAGAAAAACCTTCAAAGTTGTACTGTCGGAAACCGGAAATTAGATTGCCGAGTCCGCCACCACCACCACTTTTTGCTGCTCCACCGGCAAAACCCAACAGTGTCTGCAAGACGAAGATCTGGAGTTGGGCGGCGATGATCTGGGCCGCGTTGTCAAGGAAGCTGGATGCAATCTGCCCGAAGAAATTGGACAGGGCCTGTTGGACTGGGACCGTGCCGCTGATGATGTCGCGGAAGGATTGACCGAAAGCGTCGCCGATCGCTTGGGCGCCGATAACAAGCTGATTGACTGGATCGACAAGCTGGTTTAACTGACCCTGGAGCTGACCGATTTCGCTCTGGAGACGCTCTTGATTTGTGGGCGCTGCGCCAGGACCTGCAGCCGCTGCGCCAGCGATCGCTTCGCGGCGAGCACGAAGAGCATCAATTTCTTCTCTGATTTTGTTGATATTCCCGCCACGGGCTTGGATTTGCGCAAATATCTCGTCTGTTACACCTTTTTCCAAAGCAACAGCATCTGCTTTAACTTCAAGTGCTTGTACTTCAGTTTCTAATTCTGTTACTCGAGCTTCATTCCTGGCGATCGTAGTGTCAAGACTTTGCAGCTCACTTTCTACAAGGCGCTGGAAGTTGATTAACCGCTCAGCCTCAGCCGGAAGAATGCCTTCACGTACTAACTGGTTAAACTTTTTAGCGTCTTCTAGCTGTATTCTTTGTTGGCGACTGACTTCAAGAATTGGTTGCGTAGCTTCTTCGACTGCGTTTTTAGCTTCAAGTGCTTTTTTTACACGGTCAAATTCAATTTGTCTTAACTCGTCGGCTGCTACACGCTGCGCTTGCAGAGAACGCTCTCTTGCAATCTCGTTAATTGTAAATTTCTCACTAGCAAAATTTGCCTGTTCCAGTTGCTTTACACGATCTCTCTCAATGTCCGCAAGAGTTTTAGCGGTTTGTTCTTGTACAGCTAAAGCGTCCTGTCCAGTAAAACGCAGATCGCGGATACGGTCCTCTGCATCACCGATACTGCGTAAAGCGTCCAAATCAGCTCGTAAAGATACTGTACGATCTTCAGGACCTTTTGGACCTTTTGGAGCTTTTTTAGATTTAGTGGTAAATTTTTCGTTAAGTCTGTTTACTTCCAGTAAGAAGTTTCGCGTATCTTGGAGAGCTTGTTGCTGTGCTTTTTTACGTTCCGCAGCCGCTTTGCGTACATCAGCAGCTCGTTCTTTACCGAATGTGCCTGGATCAATAAATTGACCTTGTGATCCTAAAGCGGCAAAACCTGCAAGAATACGGTCAAGTATAGTTACTTCTTCTGCCTGTTTAATAAGTTTTTGTTCCTGAAGTTTAATTAGACGCTCCTGTAGAAATATATTTGCTGTAGCAGATCCGTTTATCTCAAGCTGCTTTAAAGCTTCTTTAGCCTGAGTATCTGTAATGGTATCTCGTAATTTTACGATAGCTTCTAGCGTTGACTTATTATCGATAGCGGCAGCTAGAGCATTAAAAGCCTCTTCTCCTCCTACAGCTCCAAAACTGGCGGCTAGAGATTCTCTTACAGAAGCAGAACCAAACTCAGAAAAAGCTGCTACAAGCTTAAGAGCTTCGTCTTTTGCTATTCCTAACTGCGATGCAAGTTTGGATATATCTGATGCTGTAGTAGTAGATGTATCTCCTGTAGAAGACAGACTACCATTTAATCCTAAGAGTTCTCTATTTAGTTTTTGAGCATCATCAATAGCTTGGCCAATAGCTGTGCCAATCAAAGAAAGACCAAAACCTAAGGTTCCGCCGAATGCCCCACCTAAAGCACCACCTAATCCGCCGCCAACAGCCGCTCCGGCGCCTTGGCCAAATAGTAATGGGAATGCGCCGCCAATAATTGCATTACTTGCGGCACTGCCGGCTCTAGATTTAAACGCTGCAGCTGCTTGTTTTTGTTGCTCTGCCGTTATTCTTTGTTCTGTGGCAAGTTCCTGTTGTTTTACTTGTAATCTTTTAGATATAACACTACTAATAAAGTTTTCAGCAAAAGCACGATCTTTTACACTTTTTAATTCAGCTTGTGCATCCGCTCGCCGTAACTCACTGATACGCTTTTCTACTGCAAAAGCAGCGGATTGAGCGCTAGCAGAGGTTACACCGGCACCGCCAGGACCTAGAGGTGTGGCAGAAGCTGCTCCGGCTATAGTTCTACGCACTACAACTGTCTGTCTATTTAAGTCCTCAATGGATTTAGATACTTGCGTGAGCTTGTTTTGTAGTTCGTCTAAAAACCTTATGCCCTTTACGCCAATTTCAATATCGGCTCTGTAGGCAGCCACGGCGTTTCATTCGCAGTCTGGTACTTCAGTTTACGCGACAAAAAAGCCGCCGGGTTAGCGGCGGCGTTTGGCCTTTTCCATCGCCTTTTCCTGGTCCTCGTTGAGGATCTGGAAGTAAGCGCTCCAGCCGAGTATTTCCTCGGCGGTCATCGTAGTGCGGATCTCGTGCAGACTTTTGCCGAGTTCCTTGGCGACGCCGAATTGCAATAGGAGCCAGTTGTCCTTGCGTATTTCGGCGCTTAGTTCTTTGGGTCCAGGGGCTCGGAGTCGTCAACGATGATCGCAAGCATCAGGGCCTGCAGGTCCTTGTCCTTCACTTCGTTCTTGAGCACGTCGATTTCACCGGCTGCGAAAAGCTTCGCGCCAGATTCGTCCTGGGCTTTGTTGAGCAGCAGTTGCAGTGCGAAAGCGTTGGCGTCGTTTGACTTGGCTTGCTTTTCGGCACGCTCACGCTCGGCCATCGTCAGCGGTGTTACCCACATTTCAAATTTGCTTCCGTCAGACAGTTCGACGGTCTTTTTAGTTGGCTCCAGGTTGGCCGCCTTGCGCAGGCGATCAATGGCGCGTACAGGAACGGGCATACCAGTTGATTGGTTATAAGGTTACTGTAGCAAAATAGAGACAAAAAACCCCGGCGGTTAGGCCGGGGTGCTGAATTCAACTGCGCCAGCAGCCTATCAGGCCGAGGTGCTGAAGTCGAAGGTGGGGGCGCCGGAGGGGCGGAAGTTGATCGACACCGACTGGGCGTCGTCGGGGTTCACGTTCATGCTGGCCGAGGTGATCACGGCGTCGAACGAGATCGAACGGCTCAGGCTCTCGCTCAGAGCGCCGCCGGTGAACACGCGGTCGGTGTACAGCTTGAAGGCTGCGCCCACTTGCTGGCGCTGCAGCACGTCTTCCACCAGACGGTTCGAGAGCGAAGCCGCCTCGTTGGTCATGTAGACGGTGGCAGTGCCGGTGCCGTCGCCGAAGCCGCTGATGTAGTTACGGAAGGGGACGTACTGACCGGGGGTTTGGCCGATGGTCGTAACGTCGATTTCCGAACGGGTTACCTCGAAGCTCCAGTCGCGGACTTGGCCCACAACCTCGAAGTCGGCGTAGTAAACCTCAAACTCGTTGGGGGTTACAGCGGTGCCGTCGTCGCTAATGTCGACTGCGGTGCCGCCGGCACTGGTGGAAACTTGAAGTGCACCAGTGGCAGCTGTGTAGCTGAGCACGTAGTAGGTGGTAGCAGCACTGAGAGGAGCGGGCAGAGTGCCGCTGCCGCTGCCGCCAGTCTGGGAGTTCACCAGCTGGAACTTCACGGGGTCGCTGACCTTGAAGTTCAGGTAGGGCTCAACGGTGATCGTGTTGGTGGTCGTGTTCACGCCGGCTTCACCGAAAGTTCCGATGGTTCCAGCGGGCTTGTAGTAGAGGGCGCCGGACGTGCCGGACAGAACAGTGGTGGCCATAGGGCGTACCAAAAGTATTTGTGGGGGCGGGCACTGCCCGGCTTAATACAGGTTAGCGTTTTATTGGCTCAACTTCTAAGAGATAACTGTAGCCCTGTATGGGGCCTCAACTCTTCCAACAAACAGCGGTGAATCTTCCACTGCGGAGAAAGTCGGGCCTGTAATCTCGCCGACGCGGAAAAATACGCCCGTGTTGTTTTTTGTGCTGTTGTTAAGTGTTTCTAAGACGTTTACTGCTGTCGTAATAAGCGTTTGGTTGCGGGCAGGGCCACGGCCTTTTTCGGTGAAAATGCGGATTACCACCGCTCCACGTGCGTAATCAAAGCTTGTAGTCAAGCTTGGTTCGTTCGTGATGCCAAAGGTGACGTTTACCCTGACATGCTCGGTTGTGCTGTTCGCTGGAGCAGCCGTGATGTTGTCGAAATACACCGGCACTGCTGGACTCAGTGCTCCAAAGGCTGAAAGCAGCGGATTTTCGACGGCAGCGCGAATTGCTTGGTAGTTCATTAGGACCGAGACACAACGGCACTGAGTTGTGTTTTTATTATGCGTGGAATGTAGCCACCACTTAAATAGTCAGAGTACCAATTCAATGCGGCTGTACGACTGGATTTTCCTGGGCCTGCAGTGCCAGCAGCACCACGTAAAGAGTTAGGGGCACGGCCCTGTGTAAATTCTTCGTATTTGCTGCGTCCCAAAGCGGTCAGCGGTTTCGGTGTGATATGCCGAAACGTACCTTCAGCCTTATCTAAGGCTATGTCTTTGGATGGTTGAGGCGTTGTGTTTGTAATACGAAAAACTATTTCTGCGTTAGTAGAAAACTTTTTTAAGCTCGGTGTAGCTTTAGGAAAAACTACGGCTGCTGGTTCGCCCTGTGCGCCACCGCCACTTACCGCCACGCTACCTTCGGCAAGCTCCCAAGAGTTAGAAAAACGCCCTGTCCAGCTTGGACCACGCTGCTGCAGATCCGCAACTACTTCCTGACCTACTGCTTTTACCGCGTTATAGACAGAAGCAAAAAATTTCTTGTCTATGTCTTCGACTAAAGCACTAAATTTTGCCACTACTGGGGCCTCGCAATGATGGTGTGGATTACGGGGTTTTCGCCGCGATAGCTTCGTACGTTGATGATCTTGGCCTCGCGGGTTACGCCGGCTTGCGTGTATTGGATGCGATCAGCCTCGCTCGGGTAATACGTTCCAAGCTCGTCGGTGCCGATCAAAAACTGCACGTCGGTTGCTTGGTACAAACCTTCGGATTCGCGCACATTTACTGGCGAAACAATCGCTTTCAGCATCACATTTGTGTCAGCTCCAGTGACTGCCCCAGTTGTTGGGTTATAGGTGCGTGGGGTAGTGGTTTTGATGTACGTGACTGTCTCGCCCCACTGCTGGATTAGTGGGCCGGGAATTGCTGAAAAGGTGGAGTCGATTAAAGACATATCAGCCTCGGTAAATGCGGAATTGGTAAGTGCCAGTGCCGCCCAATGTGTAGCCGCCTAGGTAAGACTGCAACCAAGGGTAAACGTCGAAGATGTTGTTTACTGAGCCGCTCGATTGGCTGCGAGTGTTGTACTTGACGCGCAGATCGCCTAGTTCGACTTCCTCGTAAAGACCTGTGGTGGCGTTATTACCTGTGATTGCGTCGGTGTCGTTGGCTAGGGCTCGTGCCAGTTCAAATGTTGCGTATTTGATCTCGCTTGGGATTAGTGAGCAGTCCAGTTCGACTTGGTCGTAGTCGTAGTTATTGCGCGGCCACTTCAGGGCTTGGTCTTCGTCGCAACGGTCGCCGTAGAAATTCAGGCTGTCGATCCAGCGGGTGGCTGTGATCAAAGAACGGTTTTTTTGGTCCGTGGTCTTGTTGTCCCAGCTCGCGCTGTCTGGAACGGTCTCGAAATAAGAGTCGGCCTCAGCCAAAGTGACGTAGCTGTTCGCCGTCGCGCTGCTCAAAGTAGCGTTGATCGTTGCGGGCACAACTACTTAGATCACCTTTGTTTCAGTGTAGCGCCAAGAAAAAAGCCCCACCGAAGTGGGGCCTGATGTACACGCAATCTGATTATCAGATGGTGGTGGTGTCGAGGGGGCTGTTGACGGTGAGCTGAACCAGGGGGATCAGGTCGATGTCGTAGGTGGAGCCCCACTTGTTGGCGGTGGCCAGGTTGGTGTTGGTCGGGTTGTCGCCTGCGTCCACCCACTTGGTGCCCATCACGTGGTAGGCAGAGTGGTAGTCGACCGAGAGCACGTCCTGCTTGGACAGGATGTTGCGGTCGGCTTCGATGCGCAGGTCCTGCTGCACGCCTTCCATGATGGTTCCACTGCGGGTCAGGTAGCAGTAGAACTCGCGCTGGTGACCGGCGGTGCCAGGGGCAACGGTGTTCACCAGGGGATCCATGATCACGCGGCAACCGGCGAATTCGCCGATGGCACGAGCGCCGACGCCAACGCCGCCGCCACCCCAAACCACGCTGCCGGCAGCAGCAAGGGCGGAGGTAGAGAAGGTCAGAAGGCCAATCTGGTACAGGTAGAAGCCCACAGAGGGGTGAACCACCAGAATGTCCAGTTCGTCGCCGCGCTCACCCAGGAGGGCGCGTGCACGGGCCACAGAGGCGCCAGTCAGGAAGTTGGCTTCGCCGGCGCCGGAAGCGGCGGCAACACCCAGGTCGAGGCTGTTGGCAGACAGAGCAGTGCCAAACAGACCGGCCAGTTGGCTGAACAGACGGGCACTGTTCAGTTTGTTGATTGCATCAGCAAGCTGGTTGCGGATGTGCAGCATGGGGTCTTCGCCCGCTGCAAGCATCGCAATATCGTCGACTGCGTAAGCAAATCCACGATGGCAGATGGTTGCAATCTGGGTGTCGGTACCAACCTTTTGAGGGGTCAGATAGCCGTTGTTGCTGGTACCCCAGGTAGCCGTCCCATTCATGATCTCCTCGGTGGGAGTCACGGGGTTGAACTCGGGGACCTGGATGCGGGTGCCGCCTTCACGGGAGTCGAGCACGCTGTTGCGAACAACAGCACCGCTCTTCAGGAAGAGGCTGCGATCCTTGATGGCCTCAGACACATAGGTGCTGAGGTTATTGCGCTTGACGATGTCCGCGAGAAGGACACCGCCGGAATAGTTCTGAAATGGTGCGGCCATTTCTAAACACCTTTGGGGGTAATGTTTGCGGGGCCCCAGTCACGGACTAGGTAAAGCACCACAGGTGCGCTAATTAAAGGCCTGCTTCTCTCTTCAGCACAGCTGCGAGATCAGGATCCTGACTAGAAATTAGCATCTGTTGTGTCAGGTTGATGGAACCTTCTTTCCAGGGGTTCGATACACCTGACGCCGAAACTGTTGCTGTAGTTGGCTTTGCGCCCATTCCAGCTGCAGCACTCGGCTTGAAGTGGTGCTCATAGCCTGAGCCGGGGTTTTTCAACGTAGCCAAATACGTTGTTAGGTCTTGCTCCACGCCGCCGTTAAGTACAACAACGCTGCCGCTGTCGCTTTTACGGAGATTGTTTTGTACCAGCTGGAGCATTTGCTCGGCGTTGATGGCGCCGGCATGGCTGATTGCTGCAATCGCTTTGGTGCGAATTGCTGCGCTCTCGTTTGATTGACGAAGATCGTCAAGTTGGCGCTGCAAATCACCGATTTGCTGCTCCTTTTCTTGGGCGGTGCGGTTAGCTTCCTCCCAAAGGTCTTTCCATTGGCCTTGATCTTCCAGCGTCTTTTTGCGCTGGTCGTCTTGGCGTTTGTAGACCTCATCAAGCTTCGATTTGATGCCTTGGAATCGCTCCTCGGCTTCCGTAGCTTGAGTCTTTAGCGCGTTGATTTGGGCTTCGTAGTCCGCACGGACTACGGTCAAATCGGGAGTTGGAGCGGTGTCGGCTCCAGCCACGGGCTGGGTAGGAGTCGCCACGGGCGTCTCCACAATGACGTGCTCTTCCATGAATTAGTAGTCGGTTTTGAAGGATGGTTCTACGAAGGTCGACTCCACAGTGGCCTTGCGGCTACGCTTTGCCGGCTTTTCCTCTTCCTGTTTGTCAGGATGAATTGAGGCCTCAGTTAGCGAGACCAGTTCCCACCGGGTAGAACCATCCGGTTGAAGAACTTCAGCAAGTGACTCCACTGTGAAGTAATACGGTGCAGTTCTAGTCTACTGCAGAAGAATCGTCATCCTCCATTTCTGAGTCGTCTGCAGAGTCTTCGGACATGGCGGTATCTTCCACGTCTTCCATTTCTTCGGTTTCTTCGGGTTCTTCGCTGGGGAGATCGCCAAAGTCGCCGGTCGGGAGGATTTCGCCCTCGGCCAAAATGGCACGCATCTCCTCCAGTGAGATCGCGCCCTTGTCGTACAGCGTTGTAATCGCCGTAATGTCTTGGCCGATCAGACGGTTCACGTCAAAATCACGGCTGATCTTGACTTCCGGTGGCTCCAGCCCGAGATATTCGGCGGCGTAGTCAAATGCTTTCTGCAGGCTTTGCTCCAGGTCGAGGCTGATTGCGGCCAACATCGAGTTGGTGTCGACCTTGTCGAGGCGGCGGGCATCCGCAGATTCCGCTACAAATTTCTGCTGGCTCAGCGTGCTGATGCCAAGCATCGCCATTTGCGCCTGCAGTTCCTTGATTTCGTTCGACTGCGCCTCGAATGCACCGGACGCAGGCTCCACGTAGTAGACCTTGTTGCCCGGTTGGGTGGCAATCGCGTAGTTCACGCTTACTGCCATGTCCTTGGTTTGGTCGTCCCAGCCCTCAAGGACCAGCAACGGCTGGGAGGCAATGTGGAGGCTGTGGATTAGGTCGGCTTGGCGTTGGAAGTGAGCCAGGTTTAGGTAGGCCACGTCCAGCAGCGGTGGGCGGCTAACCATCGTGTCCACCTTGTTCGCGTAGTGCGTCACAAGGGGGATTTCGCCGAGGCTGTAGACGCCGGACTCCACAATCTCGTAGTCCGAGCTTTGGGAGTTGGGCTCCAGGAAGCCGGGGCCGTAGCTTTGGATTGGCTGGAGTGGGCTGCGCTGGCGGTAGACCTCGTAGCGGCCCGGTTCGATGACGCGGATTTGTTCGTAGGTTTTTTCGCCGAAGCGGCCCTCGGGGACAATCGCTTTTTCGTAGATGCGCACCTGGGTCAAGGTGCCGTATGCGGCGTCGCGGTCTAGGCGCCAGCCGTAGACGTTGGCGGGGTCGACTTCTACCCAGTACGGGCGGCGGCCCATGGCACGCTCTTCGGCCAAACTGCGGGCGCCAGACGGGGCTGGGAAGTCGACCAGTGTGTGTGCGTGGCCGTAGGTGATGCTTGTCAGCAGCAGGCGGCGGGCGTATTCGTCCAGATCGGAACCGCAGCCGTCAACGTCGCGGGCAAAAATTTCGCGCCAGTATGGGTCGCCTTCCAGCATGATCGGCCGGCGCAGGATCAGACCCGTAGCTGCACGGATCAAACGCTGCGTGTAAGGCGAAAATACAGCTCGGTTTACGCGGCTTAAATAGGCCCGGTAGTCCTCCCGTGGTTCCAGTGGGAGGAAGGCTTCGCTGTTTTCGCGCAGATACTCCGTGCCGCGGCTAACCGCTTTCATCACTTCCCAGCCCTTCAGCATGTCCAGCACTGCTGCTGTACGCACAAAGGGGCTATCGCCGCTGCCCTCGTAGGTCGTGGCGACGATATGGGTGCGGATCTGGCCGGGCACTGAGTAGGTCATTTAGTCACCATTTTTCGCGGGCGCTCCAGTAGGCAGCCGACATTTTGCCCTTCTTAATGTTAGCTGCGTGTCTAGCAAGGAAAGCTTCGCGGCGTTTGCGGTCCGCCTCGCTCTCGTTCGCTTGCTTGGGTGATCCAGACACACCCTGTTGGCCGAAACGGATAAGTTTTACTTTGTCGCCCTCTTTTGCTAGGACAACGTGTGATTTATCTGGGTGTTTTGGCGTGCGCTTTGGTTTGTTGTAGCCCTCGAACTTTTCGCCTCGGTACTCAATCATCGTCCTCCTCCTCGTCGTCGGGATCGTTGATTGGTACCAGCACTTCGATGCCTTGCACGAGCTTGGTTACGAAGCCACCGATAATTTCCGGGTTTTGTGGGGTCTTGAATACGAATGTGGCGTGGGTGAGGCCGTCCTCAGCGTCGATTTCGACGTGAATACAGCCTCCGTTGATTGTTTGGATCATTAACCGTGATAGGCGACTGCAATGTGGGGAACGATTGAGGGCGTTCCAGATGAGATGGATGCGACGCGCATACGGATTTTGGCCGCAGGTTTGCCGTCGTAAAAGTAAACGTATTGACCGTTGGAGTTAATAGTTTTGCCGTTATCGATAGTGAACCAGTTGCCGTTGCCGTTGAAGCTGCATTCGAGTGCCAGTTGGAAGTTGGCGCCTCCGGTAACTGTGGCAGCAAAGGTATAACTGGAAGATTGGGCGGGAACTTCCATCCACTGGTCTACAGCGGATAGCGTGCCGCCGGTGTACTCCACCAGGTTGGTGAAGCGGTCGATAGCGGTGTTTGCTACTGCGGCCATGGTTACTTCCTCGGTTTTTTGGCGGTCTTAGCCGCTTTCTTGAAGTCTGCCGCGGTTGGGGCACCCTTGCTGCCTGGTTTGCGCATCTTTTCGCCGGATCCAGCTTCAATGCGCTTGCGCTTGGCATCGATATTGGCGTACAAGCCTTTTTTCTTGGCGGCCATGACTACTTTTTCCCCTTTTTTGTAGTTTTGGGCTTGGACTTGCCAGCTTCTGATAGCGCAATGGCGATTGCTTGCTGGCGGCTGGTTACTTTCTTGCCCGAGCTGGACTTAAGTGTTCCAGCGCCGTATTCGCGCATCACCTTGGAGACCTTTTTCTCCGCTTTGGTGGGCTTTTTGGCCATGTACCTATGGCAGATAATTCAGTCTACGGCTAGTTAGTACAGGCGATAGTTGGTCTGGCCCAGGGTGCCGATATTTGCAAGGTTGAATTGTTGTAGGCAGAGGTAGCCGAAGGCGTCGAAAGCGTGGTCCACGCCTAGGTTTTTGTTGGGTAGGCCCGTTCCAGGGGCGTAGGTCAGCGTGCGGAGGGACTTGATGAGTTCCTTGCAGCGGGGGTGGATCACTGTGCGGCGGGTTCCAGTCGCATCGAGGAGTGCGGTGTTGACGGCGGTGATCTTGTCGCGGATTTTCCAGGGGGCTTTGGGGCTGGAAACGCTAAAACCGCTGCGGCGCAAGATGTTGTGGTCTGTTAAACCGACGCCGCTGGTTTTGCGGGCGCCGCCAGTGGGGTCGGGGCAGGCGATCACTCGGCGATCCACGCCGAAACGGCGCGTTACCTCTTCTGCGAAATCCCAGGTGGTCGCGCCACCAGTCATCATGATTTCGTCGAATACGTAGAGCGTGTCGTCTTTTTTGACCGCGCATATGCCCGACATTGGGTCCACGTTGAAGTCCACCCCCAGTAGGAGGGGTAGTACGGAAATGTCGGCGGATTCGGTTGAGATGTTTTCGTCACCGAATGAGACTGCAACGAGACCGCTGAGATTCTCGAAGCTAGCCTCGAATTCTTGGCGGAAGGTGCGGGCGTCGAGTTGGCCGCGGGCCGCTTCAATTTCCTCTGGCGGGACGTTATCGCCCTGAATAGTCGTGAATTGCCAGCGGCTCCAGTTCTCATCGCCGCTGTCGGCGTATTGCCAGAGTTCGTAGAACCAGCTAGCTGTGCCGTCCGGGGTGGAGATGAATAAGGCCCAGCCCTGTTTGTCGGCGAGGGCCGGGCGGATGACCTCGAACCAGACTTCGCTGGACATGAACGCGGCTTCGTCCAGCACCACGCCCGCCAAACTGCGGCCGCGGAGCGCCATTGCGTTCTCAGTGCCCTTCAATTCGATGGTTGAGCCGTTCACCAGCTCGATTTTTAGGTCCGTCTCGTTCTTCGATTTGATCCAGGCCTTCGGGACTAGCTTTTTCATTACCTTCCAGGCAATGTCTTTCGCCATCCGGTATGTAGGGGCGGCATAAAAGAAGGTTTCGCCCGGCCTCTCGATGGCCCCACGCAATAACTCGATACATGACAGGTAACTTTTGCCGAATCGACGGCCAGCTACCAGCACTCTGAAGCGTTTTCGACTGTTGAAGACTTGACCCTGGGCGTGGCGAAGGGTCAGTGCTCCAGCAGATTCGGGCATTTTGTAGTAGACGGGTACCTTCTAGGGTATTACAGGAATTTCGACCCTGCCCCCGTCAGTAGGTGGGGCGACAGCTGCAGTAGTTGCCGTTGGTGTAGGTGCCCAGGGGGCAGGTGGTTGAGGTGCGGGGGATGGATTCGCGGCGGGGGGCCAGTCCGTTGGAGTTGTACACGCAGTAACCCGCGCTTGTGTAGTAGTTGAGAGGGCAGGTGGTGCCGATTTTTTGGATGGGCGGTAGTTGCGCCAGCAGAAAAGCGACGGTCAGCATGTCGTGTGTGAGTGTAAGGGGTAGGTTAGCACAGTAGAAAGAATTGAGGTTATATCAGTAGGTTCCCTAAGCCGCACAAGAAAAATAAAAAAGCCGGAGACTACCCCCCGGCTTGTGGTGTGCTAGAGTAGTGCCCACGCGGTGAGCGCTGCGACTGCGGCCCAGAGGATCCGCTGTTGCTGGTGGAGCCGCTCGATGGTGGCGGCCTGGTGGTCGGTCAGCTCCAGCGCGGCGGAGACGATCTCGGCCTTGGAGCTGCGGTCGGTAATGTTCATGGCGTGGTGTGCCTTGTGACTCTGTCACTGTAGCACACTAGCAGCACGTGGTGGGTGATGCTGTCACACTGTGTAACATCAGCAAAGCTTATCGACCGAGCACAACAAGCCTGCACTCAGCAGCCGGGCGGCCGCTAGCCTCGCATCGCTCCAGCCGGGTTGCGTTGTCGAGGCCCATCGAGATGATGCCTGCAACGGTAAACAGCATTGCGCAGCTGTAGCCGAGGTTGGAGGCAGAGAACTTGCGGTTGTTCATGGTGGCGGTTGGTGTCCGTTACCCTGTAACAATACAGAAGGAGACGGCCAAGGCGAGGCGGATTGCGCCAGTTGCTCAGCCGTCTACTGTCGCAGGCTAGGCGTCGGCCCGCTTGTCTTCCACCACAATTTCCAGGCGTGGCGCAGCTTGGCTCGCCACTTCCTGCGTTAGCTCTCCAGCAGCCCTACCAAGGCTATCTAAAAGGTGACACGCTACTTGATAGTTACCTTTACGAATTGCCTTCTTAAGTACAGCTAACCGTGAAGCAGTAATAATGTTCAACATTTCAGTGCGATCTTCCAGTCTTTCTTCTCTTAAAAGCTTCATCGCTTTTGCGATGTCATCGTGCGCAGTACGAATAGAGATATTGAAGCGAGAAGCAACAAGTTCAGCATTAGCGCGTCTAGTGTTGCCCTCCAGCAGCAACGAGTAGGCATAGTTCACCCGCTCATCCATACGGGCCTGTGTGCTGCGTCCACCGCGCCAGCGCTTATTTTCATCGTTGGCCACGGTTGTAGGCTTCTGTACTTCCTGGCCTTCGGATTCCAGCACGGTTAGAGTCACAAACTCGCTAGCCGTATGATACGCTCTCACGTTTGCAAGCGGCCGCAGGCCGCACAGCAAAAAGCCCGACCGCTTGGGCCGGGCCGTTGATCGGTGGGTGTACCACCTAGCAGAACGTGAACACGTAGCCCTTGGCGGTGCTGGCCTTGCTCACCAGGCTGTAGGACGGCGCACCATTCAGACTGCTCAGCTGTTGCATCCAAGCAACGGCAGCCGCCAGGTGATTCTGGCCGGTGGTTAGCTCGTGGTCCCAGCTGTAGGTCTTGCTGCCCTTACGGCTGCCTACGAACGAAACCAGCACACGGGAGCCCTTGGTGTCGGTAGGTCCGGCGTAGCGAGTCTCAACGGTCCAGCAATAGCCGGTGTTGGCCTCAAGTTCGCGGATATCCAGAACGGATAGCTCAGCATCGGCGGCGAAGTTCCAGCCGTTGCGGGTTGCGGGGGTGATGATCATGCGGGGTTGCCTGTGTTGGGCTTGCGGTAAGCGTACCAGCTGGCCAGGCTGCGTCTCCTGTTCTTGTTACACTCTGCAATGTGGTCTAGCGGCCTTGCCTGGTATGCTACACTTGCACAGTAAACCCTCACCTATAGGGAACCATGGCAAACGGCGAATGGGTCACACAGCGCCAGCGCAAGGAATCTCGCGAGCAAATCCGCGAGGCTGCCAGGCGCCTCAAGATCGAATGGGGCGACAAACTCTGGTTGGCCCAGAACCATCCCTGTGATGACAGCATCCTGGTTTGGCTGAGCGAGAACCGCGGCGAGGCTTCAAACATCGGCTCCAGTCGCTGGAACCTGGAAACCCTGCCGAACCTCCACAAGCGCCAGGAGCAGCTGCGCCAGGCTGCAGCATTCGAGGAAGTGCTCAGCCGCGCCAAAGTAAGCCAGCAGACTCTCACTGTTGAGCAGGTTCTGGCCGAAGCCGGTTCTCCACAGATTCCACAAGATCAAGCCGCTGATCCTGTGGAGAACCAAAAGCGCCGCGCAACCCGTAAGGACGCAGGCAAAGCTCGACCATCGCGTGTGCGCTCCAAGTAAGAAGGGGAGCCAACCCCCAGCTCCCCTCGGAAACGTTCACGGTTCCAGTGTGCTCGGTGCTTTGTCTTCTGCTATGTACTAATCCTGAAGAACAGGCAACCCATGGGCTCTGCAAGCTTCTCTGTAGGCTTGCTGAGCCTCTTTTCGTGTCTTGTGGCGGCCTAAGTATTTCAGCTTACCGTCGATCCTGATTCGGGCTTGCCAGCACTGCTCACGCTCCAGCCAATGCCCAAAGTTGCCGCGGTTCTGGCAATTCTCGCGGTTGGTTACATCGCGCAAGTTACTGATGCGATTGTCACGGGGCTGGCGGTTGATGTGGTCGATTTGATTAACGGGCCACGCACCAGTGCACCAGGCGTAGACAGCACGGCCGTAGCTTGTCTGAATCCGCTTACCGTGCCAGGTGAGATGAATGCACCAGCCACGCTTGTTTGAGGTTGTAAAACCCTTCACTTGAATGCCGCTTTTGCGCTTGTGTAGCGTTCCAGTGAATGGGTTGTAGCTGTACTTCTCCCAGAGAAGCTCGACAGCAGGGTATGTAGACTGTGACATGACGGCCTGTTAGGTAGGTTGTCCAGCCTGAGGTGGGTACGAACCACGCTCAGGCAACCATTGTACCAGTGAGTATCAGCCTGAGACTTGAATGGTTTGCGCGAGATTGTCGAAATACAGCTCCACACGAGCCATGAATGAGTCTTCAGCCTCTTTAATTTCGGCGGCCGACATGTAGTGAACGTTGGGCTCACCGCAACGACGCGCCAAGATGATGGCTGCTCCAGTCGGTTTTAAGCCCGTGAGGTGCTTTAAGCCCAATGAATAAGCCCCACACTGATCGATGTAGGAATGTCGAGGTGGTAGACGTTCCTGGTTGTGTTCGTCGGTTTTAGTTTTACGTCCCACGCTTGTTTTCCAGTCTGCGATCACCAGTTCGTTGTTCTTGAGGCCGATTAGGGCATCAGCCGTCCCAGCGAAGCCGGCTGGGTGGTGCACGCTGAATTCACTGGCGAAAATCTCGGTAACGTTCTCGGTGATCCAGTCGGATAGGCCGCGGGCATAGCCTGATGCGCTCCAGCCAACCCTGGGGACATTGGGGCGGACCCTTTTCAATGCCCACTGGGTGATGGGGCCTGGGATACGCGCCAAGCCCTGTTCGTCCCAGCGAATGGAGTTGCGCTTGTTTGCAGTGGAACGTGCCAGCTGCATGGCGGTCTTTAGGAGATACTCGGCCTGTGAATGGGCCATATTGCCTCGGGTGGCTGCTATGTCCCGTTGGCAGCTTGCCTCTACGGGTCCCAGGCGGGCTTCCCAGCGTTCCAGTCCGGTTTTATCGCTTGTTTCCTTCAGGATGTGTGTAACACTATGGTAGATATTGCCGTTAATGTCCCTGTAGACCCTGAATGGGCCACTGTTGTCTTGTTCCAGTCTCCATTTACGCAGTGATGCCAGTGTGTCTTGCGTATTTGAAGGCATTTGAATAGTTCTTCCCCTTTGGATTCTATACCAGGTGTCAACGGGCTAGCAGCTTGTCGAAGTAAGAGCTGTAGTCCAG